TGTTTGTAGCTGTTGGTGTATAGGTATTTAAATCTTCTTGATTAGAAAATCTTACAAACATGGGATCTTGTGTACTAGTATCACCTATAGTTGTCTCTGTTCCAAAGTGAAATAAATGTCTGTCTCTATCAGATACTAAAGTAAATCTAGTGGCTGTAGGATTATTGGTAGTTGCAAAATTACTTGTAGATAGTGAGGCTCTAATAGTTCTGGCGTTTGATGCGCCTGCATTCCATGTAAAAGTTTCACCGTTAAATACAGTTGCAACTAATACTTGACCAAAGTTATCAAGACTCCAGTTTCCTGGATCCAGTACCACAGAACTTGTTGATCGTTCCGTGCCCCAAGTTTCAACGTTCCAAGTAGATGTACCCCAACCATAACCTGTAGTTTGTGTTGTTGGTCCAACTATAACATAAGGATTAACAGTGACAGCACCTGCCGCTGTCATACCAGACCCTGTCTCAACTGTTGCTGCTTGAACAGTAAACTTGTCTACGTCAGGCACAGTTAAAATTTCGTATACTTTTTGTAAGTCTGCAGCTGTATAACCACTAGCTCCTGTTACAGTTACGCCAGATAAGGTTACATATCTTCCAACTAATAATCCATGTGATCCTTTATTAATAGTTATAGTGCTAGATCCATTAACAGTTGTTAACGTGCCTCCAGTAATAGCTGTATCTAAAGGTGTAATGTCATAAAAGTCATTGCCATAATATAAAAATAAACCTTGGGATGTTCCAATAGCTGAATATTTTTCACCTGCAAAACTAGAGAAAGCTACTTGTGCTCTGCCAGCCCCGGGTAAAGATTTACCCCCAGCTGTTAATTGTAACCAACCACCTATTTTTTCAGGTAATCCATATCTAAATCTAACAAAATCACCATCTGTCCATTGGCCTTCGGCCCCTGATTCTGTGTCTTGTTTGTTAAAACCTGGCTTGAAATTTAATTTTTGTAGCATATAGTAGCTTATATAACACTTATTTAAAATATGAAAGACAGATTATAATGGAAAAAACGGTAAATATCACTAACTTTATTGGTGTATATGATAACTACATTACTGAACAAGAATGTAACAAAGCTATTAAACTATATGAAGAACAAAATAAATTTAATAATACAATAAATAGGATAGGTGGAGAATCAGCGTCTATTTTACAAAAACAAGATCAACAATTTTTTGCAGTGCCTAAAAATTTAAATATTTGGTGGGAATCTTTAAAACCCATGATGGTTAATTTTGATTTAGCATGGAATCATTATGTTCAAAACACTGGAGCAAATGATGCTTACGGAGTTCCTTTTTATTTTACAGATTTAAAAATACAAAAAACTTTACCTACAGAAGGCTATCATGTTTGGCACCTTGAACATGGTAAAGGATTCGATCTAGAACCTCGTGCTTTTGTATTTTCTATATATTTAAATGATGTTGAAGAAGGTGGTGAAACAGAATTTTTACATTTCTCTAAAAGAGTAAAACCTAAAAAAGGTAGAATAGTTATTTGGCCTGCAGGTTTTCCATACGTGCATAGAGGTAATCCGCCTTTATCAGGTGAAAAATATATTCTTACTTCTTGGATGTTGTTACGATGAGTATGACGTAGGTCTTGCACCTAATCTAGCAACTTTATCAGATTCACTTTCACCTTCGACATTATCGTTGTCCCAATTAGATTGTAATTGAGTTAAGTGAGCTGAATCCCATTTAGTAGTAAAGTCTGAAAAATCACCTAAATTAGCAGCTTCCCAAGTAGAGTGTGGAGTTTCATCTCTGTATTCCACAGTATCACTTGGATTAGAAGTTCCATATTGAATGGCCCAAATATTTGACCATTTAGATAATCCCCAAAAATCATTATCATTAATTGTGTATCCAGTTCCAGCGGCATCTCCACTTTGTTTAATAACAAGTTTATCTTCAAATACTACTGTCCATTGTGCGTTAGTTGCCATAATTTTTCTCCTAAGTCTTAATAATATATATCACAGTTAAATAAGGTTGCAATACTGAAGTTGCATCACCTGAAAAAGTTGCACTCATATTGTGTTGGTGTCCCGTCCCTGAACCTGTACTACCTGTGCTTCCAGCGCCTGCTGTAAAATTACCATTAGGTAATCCTACTAATGAGCCCCCGGGTTTTATAACGCTACCGTGTGAGTGTGAAGCAAGTTGTGCTGTTGATAAAGTTGCATTCGCAGTAGAACCACCAACGTTACCAGTTGAAGCTACAGTATTTGCTCCGCCAGTTGACGCCAACGCTTTGTTGTTAGATTTTCCTACAGGTACATTATCTTGAAAATCAGGAACGTTAAAAGTTGATGAACCATCACCTGCACCGTAAGTTGTACCTACGATTGTAAATAATGCAGCATAAGTAGATCTTGAAACAGCTGCACCATTACATTCTAAAAAACCCGTTGGCACAGATGAATCTGACCACGGAACAATAGTAGCTGTAGGAATTCCTTCAATACCTGTAAGGTTTGCTCCTGAAAAATCGTATTTTGTTGCTTCGTAATTAGACATTCTTTTTTCCTATGTTTTAATAATATATATTAAAGTTAAATAAGGTTGTAAAACTGAAGTTGCATCACCTGAAAAAGTAGCACTCATGTTGTGTTGGTGTCCCGACCCTGAACCTGTGCTACCTGTGCTTCCAGGATTACCAAGTGGTTGATTAGGAAATGGGTTACCTGAGTCTAGCCTTGTATTCCCGGAGCTATAACCGCCAGGGTGTGAATGTGAAGCAAGTTGTGCTGTTGATAAAGTTGCATTAGCTGTGGAACCACCAATATTTCCAGTTGCAGTTACTGTGTTTGCTCCACCAGTTGAAGCTAAGGCTTTGTTGTTAGATTTTCCTATTACAACTTCATCTTGTAAATCAGGTACAAGAAAAGTTGATGAACCATCACCAGCTCCATAAGTTGTACCTATGATTGCAAATAATGCAGAGTATGTAGATCTTGAAACTGCTTGACCATTACATTCTAAGAAACCTGCCGGCACAGATGAATCAGTCCACGGAACTACAGTTGCTGTTGGGATTCCTTCAATACCTGTAAGGTTTCCACCATCAAAATCGTATTTTGTTGCTTCATAATTAGACATAGGTTATTTCTCCCTATAAGTCCAACCAGTAGTAGCATCTCCTGAATAAACTAAACTAAAGCCCGCACCTTGTGTATTAACAACTAGGTCTGAAGCTGCGTTAGCTATGTTTGAACTATTTCTACCAACAGTTAGAGCATTTGTATTAAAATCATAACCTTGGTCCATAAATGAAACCTCATCTCCTATGCTTGGTGATGCAGGTAGAGTAATTGTAACTGCTCCACCATTTGTGTTCACTAAAAGTTGAGCACCAGCTTGAACTGTTTCAGCTGCTGAAACTGCTCTCCAGTTTCTTTGCTCATGAAGTTTTACTACATTAGTTCCATCAGAATATAATACGTAATTATTTCCTTCAGCTAAAAGCACACCTGTACCTGACGATGTTTTAAAAGTTAAAGTATAACCTGCATGGTCACATGCATTTTGTACGTTATAAACTTTTTCAATTGAATCTGGAATACTAACAGTTCTGTTAGCCGATAGTGTACCTGTTAATTTAATAACATCATTTTTACCATTCGATAAAGCACCATTTGTAAAAGTTAAAGATCTATTAGCGTTAGTTAAATTGAAAGTTGTAAAGCCACCGATAGCTTGTTCTAAAATAAGTAAGTTTGTATTTGTAATTTGACCCCAAGTTCCCGAGTTTTCACCGGTTGCTTGTACTGTAAGTTTTAGGTTAGCAGATGTAGAATTCGCCATTTTTTAATTCCTTATACGTTCATTTTATTAAAAATATGAGTTTCTGTCAAACTCATTATGCAGCCACCTCCTGCCATCCTGGAGGGTCTAAAGGTGCTGAACCTGTATTAACTTCGTTCCAGATCAAAGCACTACCAGATCCTTGGTTCATAGTCAAGCTTAAACCTGTAAGCTGAATATCAATATGAATTACAACACCAACGCTAGCTAATTGATTATTCATTGATATTCCTGTTACATCAACTTCTTGGCCAGGAACACCTACAGCTGTTCCTAACCCTGCAGTCATTGCAATACCTGTTGGACTTGCACCTGCTCCAGCTTGACCTACAGCTGTTCCTAAATTTGCAGTTATTAAATTTCCAGTTACGCCAGCATCAGGAGCTGGGTCTACAATACCAAGACTTGCTTGTGCTACGTTTAAAGTATTAAGAGTTAAAGTAGCTGTACCCGTAGCTGCTAACGTTCCAGCAGCTGCTGTCATTGCAATACCTGTTACATCAACATTTGCAAACTGACCTTCAACTCCCCATGCATTAACATTCCAACCTTGTCTGCCCCAACCTGTTTGATTAAATGCATTTAAAGTTCCAAGACCCATAGACATTGCATTACCAGTTGCCATAGCATCAGGGCCAGCATCTGCTGTTCCTAATGCACCTGTAATTGGAAAACCTGATGGAAATACTTTTGTTTGAATATCAACTGTTACATCGTTAAGAGCAGTTGTAATAAGTTGATTGTTATTTGTAGATGGACCTGGAGATACATCAATAGAAGCTACGACACTAGCTAAAGTTCCTGTAATAGGTAAACCAGCTGAAACAACATTACCAGCAACACCCCATGCAGAATCATTCCATGCTAATCTACCCCAACCAGTATTAATTTCACCAACAGTTGTTTCGTCACCTAAAGATGTAGTAAAGGCAATACCCGTAACTGTAAAAGTTGAGTCTGCTGAATCGTTCCATTGGTTTTGGCCCCAAAAGCCAGTATTCCAAGTTCCTGATGCCATAGGAGTTTACCTCCTAATTAACCAGAGATTCTTAAAATCGCTGCTGTTGAAGTTTGAGCTGGAAACTGAATTGTGAAAACTCCAGATGTAGCTGTTTTATCTGCTCCAAAATCTAAAACTGCCACCGCTGCGTTAGTTGCAGTTGATCTC